TACAAAACATTTAAGGAAAAACGTTAATATGACGAATAGTAAAGAAATGGCACGAAAATTTAACCCATTTACTAATTTCCAAACAAATAGGAAAAATGATATTGTAAATGCTTGTATAATGTTGGGTGGATTTAAAATAACAAAATAAATTTTGATATTCTATTTTTTTGAATTATATTTGTAATATGAAACGAAAAACAAATACAAAATTTATAGAAGAATGTAAACAAATACATGGTGATAAATATGATTATTCCAAAGTTAACTATGTAAATGCAAGGACAAAGATTTGTATTATCTGTCCTGAACATGGTGAATTTTGGCAGTTGCCTTCATTACATATTGGGCAAAGATGTGGATGTCCTTTGTGTAATGGAACATTAAAAAAAACAAAAACCATGTTCGTAGAGGAAGCAAGAAAAGTACATGGAGATAAATATGACTATTCAAAAGTTAAATACGAAAATACAAATAAAAAAATATGTATCATTTGTCCCGAACATGGAGAATTTTGGCAGACACCATATGAACACTTAAGAGGACACGGTTGTCCGAAATGTAGTGGGAGAAGTAATTTGACAAATGATGAATTTATAGAAAAAGCGAGAAAAGTACATGGAGATAAATACGATTATTTAAAAATAAACTATATAAATAATCACACCAAAATATGTATTATATGTCCAGAGCATGGAGAGTTTTGGCAAATTCCTTCTGAACACTTAAGAGGACATGGTTGTCCGAAATGCGGACAGTTATTGGTATCCAAAAAGAAACAAATTTCGTTTGATGATTATTTAACAAGGTTCAAAGAGGTTCATGGTGATAAATATGATTACACACATACAATATATATTAATTCATTAACAAAGATAAACATTGTTTGTCCGGAGCACGGAGAATTTTGGCAATTACCATATGACCATTGTACAGGTCATGGGTGTCCGAAATGTGCTAATCAGCAATCAAAAGCGGAAGAAGAAATTGTAAGGTTTCTGTCCGAAAACACCGATTTTAAAATTCAAACAAGGGATAAAAGTATACTCAAAGGAAAGGAGTTGGATATCTACATTCCCGAAAAGAAGACTGCCATTGAATATAATGGTTTGATATGGCACTCTGAGAAGTTTGGAAAGGACAAAAATTACCATTTGGGCAAGACTTTGGAGTGTGAGAAACAAGGGGTAAGGCTAATACATATATTTGAAAACGAGTGGCATAAAAATAAGAAAATTGTCCAAAGCAAACTTTTAAATATTCTTCATAAAAACAATTTGCCAAAGATATATGCAAGGAATTGTAATGTTAAAATTATTAGAAAAGAAAACTCACGTGAGTTTTTGAATAAAAACCATATACAAGGAAGCGGTAGCGGAAGTATACATTTGGGCTGTTATTATAATGATGAACTTGTTGGCGTAATGACATTCAAACGTGAAAGAAAAGATTTTGACAAGTGGGAATTGACACGTTTTGCAACTGATATAGATAAACATTGTGTAGGCGTTGGCGGAAAATTGTTCAAATACTTTGTCAGAAATTACAATCCGAGTGAAGTGAAGAGTTTTGCTGACAGAAGATGGACATTGGACAAAGATAACAATTTATATACGAAACTTGGCTTTAAGTTAAATAGTATATTAAAACCTGATTTTTTTTATATAAAAAATAAAACAAGTTTAACACATAAATTCAATTTTAGAAAACAAATTCTTCATAAAAAATATGACTTACCGTTAACATTGACCGAAAATGAAATGGCTGAACAACTCGGCTATTATAAAATCTGGGATTGTGGATTGTTTAAATATGTTTGGAAAAAAGAATGTTAGTCTTTATATTTATATAATAAAGCATTTTACAAACATATTATATAATGGCAGAGGAAAAATATACAATTTTTCAAAGGTTACAAAGAGTATTATCAAGTGACAATACACAAAGAAATTATACGACAAATGATTATAGTATTGTTTCTCCGAGAGACAATGTTATAGCCACTGCTAATTCACAAGAAGAATATCAGAAAAAGTTATTACAAGCCAAACAACAAGCCTTATTGGGAAAGCAATGGATTAAGGCTAACTATGATATTACAAATCAATCTCTTGCGGGTTTGAATGATGTTAAATTAATGTACAGAGATGCTGATTTAATGACAAATTTTCCTGAAATTTCGGCTGCTCTTGACATTGTTACTGAAGAAAGTACCTTTATTAAAGAAGATACAATGGTAAATATTTCTTCACGTTCAGATAGAGTTAAGAATATTCTTGAAGATTTATTTGTTAATAGGCTTTCAATACATACAATGTTACCAATGATTTGTAGAAGTATGTGTAAATACGGTAATACATTTATGCTTCTTAATATCGATGGAAAAAATGGAGTTTTGGGTTGGAAACAACTTCCTGTATATGAAATGGAAAGATGGGAAAATGGTCAAAATAGTCCATACGCAACACCAATAGCCAATCTTAATACCATTGATGAAAATGTTGCACAAGACACTAAATTTGTGTGGGTTGGACAAAATGAGTATATACCGTATAGAAATTGGCAAGTTGCACATTTTAGATTATTATATGATTCAATATATCTGCCATATGGTGCTTCTTTTTTAAATTCAGCAAGAAGGCATTTTAGAATGTTAAGTATGATGGAAGACATGATGCTTATATATCGTCTTGACCGTTCTATTGAAAGACGTGTTTTCAAAATTAATGTTGGTGCTATTGATGCAGATGATGTACAAGCATACGTTCAAGAAATTGCGAATAATTTTAAAAGAACACCTATTGTTGATCCTTTAACAGGACAAATTGATTTGAGAAAATCATTTATGAATGTGACAGAAGATTTCTTTATTCCAACACGTGACGATAATGCTTCAAGCCCAATCGAAACATTACAAGGTGCACAGAATCTTACTGCGATGGATGATATTAAGTTTGTACAAAATAAAGTATTAACAGCATTGAGAGTACCTAAATCATTCTTGAATTTTGAAGAAAGCACTGGTGATGGAAAAAACCTTTCATTACTTGATGTACGTTTCACAAGAACAGTAAATAGGATACAGCAAGCATTGTTAATGGAACTTAATAAAATTGCCGTTATACATTTATATCTTAACGGTTTCCAAGATGAATTAAACAACTTCACTCTAACAATGAATAACCCATCTTCACAAGCAGAAATGTTAGAGTTAGAAAATCTTGCAAAGAAAATTACAACTGCAAAAGATGCTGTATCAGATCCAGGTGGTGGTTTACCACTTACTTCAATGATGTGGGCTTGGAAACATATCTTTAAATGGTCAGACAAGGAAATTAAACAAAATCTTGAAGAATTACGTCTTGAAACGGCACTTTCTGCTGAATTACAAAAGACAATGCAAATTATCAAGAAAACCGGTTTATTTGACGGTGTTGATAATATTTACGGAGAACCTGGTGCTGAATACTCTGAGCAAGGAGCAGAAGGAGAAGAAGGTAATGATATGGGTGGAGGCCCTGCTGGTGGAGGTGGCGCACCTATTGGTGGCGGAGATTTAGATTTCGGAGATGAAGGTGAAGATATGGGAGAAGAAATGGGTGCAGAAGGAGAAATGGATATGGATATGGCAGCACAAGAAAATGGTGCAACAGACCTATCACAAGGTGGAAATGAAGATAATGCACCAGAACCTAATCTTGCTGATTCAATAATGAGAAATATGAAAAGAAATATACTGAACGAGAAGAAACGAGTTAGTGCTAATTTAATGGAACGTTCAAAACATTATAGTGATTTATTATCAGAAAGACTTTTGAAACAAGAAAAAGAAAAGAAAGAAGTTAAAAAGGTCGAAATCTATGACAAAGCATTTTTTCTCAACGAAGAAATGAACAATTTGAAAGGTCAACTTGAAAAAATGAATGAAAATATGTCAAATTCAGAGGAATGATTTGATATTTATAAAAGAGAATAAACAGTTAAGAAAAAAAGATATATAAATGGCAGATTTTAATGTTAATTCAGAAAAAGGTAGTGTTTTGATGCAACAAGCATTAAAGAAATATGCCAAAGGTGATTTTGAGGGTGGTGACAAAGATAGGGCAGAAGCCAACAGATATTATGACCTTGCATCTGCTGAAATAAATTCAGAGGCAGGTAAAATAACACAACTCTATGGTGAATCAAGAAACTTTGGTATTATATATAATGTATTCGAACAAAATATTGAAAACCTTTGGGGTACTAAAGAGGGCAAAAAAATAATAAAGGAATGTTATAATCTTATTAAGTCAAATAAGGTGCTTAATGAACAATTCAAAATTTATGATATGTTTGAAAAAGCACAGAATGTTGATGATGTAAAGGATTTTGTAAATGAAGCCTCAAATATTGTAAAAACGTTTGATAAGAAGATTGTCATGGAAAATAATGAAAAGTTAATTAAATTTATCCGTGACAAGAAACTTGATGAATATGTCGATATTCCCGAAGAAACGGAAAACCTCTATGAGGCAATTGAATATATTGTGCTTAATAAAAAGACATATGATAACGTGAACGATTTTGTGAAAGCACAAAATGTAATTACAGAACATATAGTTAAAAATCAAAAAAATAATATTGTAGAAAATAAAATAACTTCTGTTGAATTTGAAGATAAAATCGAAGAAGTTGAAAATGAAATAAACGAAAAAATAAATCAAGAAGAAAAAACACTCCTTGATAGTTTTCTAACAACTAAAAAACAAAATAAAAAAGAAGTTTTTGAAAGTTATAAAAAGAAAACTTTGAGAAAAATCAAAGAAATGATTGAAAATTCTGAAGATTCAGATAAAGCACAATGGGATAAAATTTATGAAAATGTTTCTTCAAAGAATTTTTCAGAAAGTATGAGCGAAAACATAACAAATTGTGCCGAAATGATGGAAATTTGCAGTACAATTGATGAATAATAACA